CGCATCGAGCTGGCGGTTGGACTCGACCAGTTCCTCGATAAGCGGGCGCTGCGCGTCGGTAAAGCTCACCCCCACGCGCCGCAGCGCGGAGATGCCCTGCACCGGATCCTCGAGCGCCTTGCCGAGCAGCAGCACAGCCCCCTGCAGATCTCCGCCCAGCAGGCCAGACAAGTCGGCCGCCAGTTCGAGCGTCTCGCCAAAGGTCTGGCCGGCGATGTTCTTGAACGTCAGAAGAACGGCCGAAGCGTTGCGCAGCGAATCGTCATCGAACAACGTCGCCCGCGCCAGCCCATTGATCAACTCCTCGATCTCGGCACGCGCAAGCTGCACACTGCCCTGCGTGGCGCGAAAGACCGCGTTTAGCCGGCCCACAGATCGCTCGCCTTCGATCGCTGCGTCGATCACCGCCTTGCCGAACCCGGCCACGGCCGCCAACGGAATGGCGGCGGTCAGTGCATTGGGAATTGCGCGGAAGGTCGAGCCGACCCCCTTGGCGCGATTTTCCAGTTCCCGCAGATTGCCCTGGACCGAGGCGAACGCCGCCCGGGTGGCGTCCTGCGCAGTGATGCGTAGCCGTGCCTCAGCCATCAGCGCAACCTCGACAGGTAGAAGCGCGCAGCCCGCTCGTACTCGATGGCGAAGCGCGTGCGCGAGACCCGGACCAATGAACCGAGCACCCGCTCGGACACGAACGCCTTGGGCAGCGAGAGCGTGGTGATCTCCGAGATCGGCAGGTCATTGCCGCGGCGGCGCACACGCTTCTCGCGGTAGCGCGGCTCGCTCCCCCCGGCGCCCTTGTAAGCGCGGATGAACACCCCACGATGCCCAGAGGCCATCGTCGCGAGGAAGGCGTGCGAGATGACCTTGCGCTGCCCACGCTTGATCTGCACGCTCACGCCGCGGCGCGTCTGGCGCACCCCGGTGAAGTTGGTCAGTGACAGGCGCCGGCCCTTTGCCGTGAGCACGGCCGTCAGCGTGGCACTGTTCGCACGCTGCAGGGTGATTGCGCGCCCGATGGCACTGGCACGCAGCGTGTAGACCTTGCGGATCTCGCGGCTCGCTTCGGCACGCACCGAGGTGGCGGCCCGGTTGAGTGCCTGCACGGTGACCCGCGCTGGCAGTTCGCGCGCGGCCTCGGCGACGCTGGCCCGGATCTCGCGCAGTTGCGGCTGAATGTCGATGTTGATCATGTCTGTGCCTGGAACATCAGCAGCCGCTCGATGAGCTCGTCGGACACTTCGCACCCGTTGAGCTGCGCCACGATCTCCAGAGCCTCCCAGTCCATGCGCCGCCCCATCATTCGCCACACTTCGAGCGCATCGCGCATACGCTCATTGAGATGCGGTTCGATCTCGTCATCGCCTGGCGGCAGGAAGCTGAGCGCCCCGTCGTCATCAGGGCTTGCGCGATCCTCGCGCTCCCACGCCAGACGCTGCGCTAGTTTTTTTCGTCTTCCTCCAGCCGCTCGCGCCGGGCATTGACCGCATCCCAGATCGCAAAGGCCAGCGCATCCTGCAGTCTCAGGTCATCGTCGATAAGCTCCTGGGCCGCCTCGTCGGTGAACGGCAGCGGCTCATCGCCGCCACCCAGCGCCCGCTCGCTCACGCCCTCCCAGCCCTTCAACGCGTGCAACACGATGTCGCGCTGCGAGGCCAGTGCGTCGATCTTCGGAGTCGCCTTTGCGCCGGCTCCCTCCCAGGTGGTGTGCGGCCGGTACAGACGGCGCAGCTCGGTCTCGGTGGGCACCTCGAGGCGATAGGTCGCCCCGCCGTGCTGCACCTCCAGGCGCCGCGCCGCCCGTACCTTTTCGATGATGGGCAGCATCAGCTGGCGTAGAAGGTGCCCACCCCACGCGCGGTGATCTGCGCGGCCGTGGTCACACGCTGCTGCGCCGTGCCGCCTGGCGCCGCAGAGGCCGATACCCAGCCGGTGAACAGATACTTCGCCCCGTCCGGCCAGGTGAAGCGCATTGCGCGCTCGGCCTGCGCCTTCGAGGCCGCCGACATCGCGATCAGGCCTGCATCTGCCGGGTCCCAGATCATCTCGAGCGAGAAGTTGGCGTTGTTCGGCAGGCCGGGCGTCTCGACGCGCACTGCATCGTGAATCGTGGTGTTGTCCTCCAGCGGCGAATCGCCACCGCTCGATTGCAGCCCCAGGATCCCGGTGACCGTCGTGCCGAAGGTGATGACCTGGAAGCTGCCCGAGCTGAAGGTGTCGTAGTCGGTGGTGTTCTCACCCTCGAGCTCGAAGGTGTCGGCGCCCGAATCCACGCTCGCCACCCGGAAGACGCGATTGTTGACCTGGCTCATGCCCTGGGCGGTCACGAGCACGTAGTCGCCATTACTCGGGTCGGTGCCGGTGTAGCTCACCACGCCCTCGGACGCCTTGCTGATGGCACTGATGGTGACGGCTGCGGCCAGCGCAGACTGCAGTGCCACCTGTACGTTGCTCCACTTGCGAATCGTTGCCATGACGCTCTCCTATGTCATCTCACAAAAGCACATCCGGCGTGCCCGCCGCCGTGTTGATTGCCGCCTCGAAGGTCAACCGCGCCACGCCCAGCGGCTTGGGCGTGTCCTGCCCGATCAGCTCGATGGTGCAGCCCGTATAGGCCAGATCCACCGGCGTGGCGCCGACCGTGACGCCCGTGCCCAGCGCGACCTCGATCTCCTTGGCCATCTGGTCGAGCTCGTCGTCCATGCCGGCTGACTTGCGCGCCACCGCCTCGACCAGAACCTCGATGCGCCGGTCCAGGATCGTGGGCGGGTGAATCGTCCCGGGCTCGCCGAGCTCCTCGGTCGTGGTGTACACACGCAGCCCCGGCAACTCTGAATCGCGCAGTGGATACACGCGCGAGGCGAACACGTTGTCGCCGCTGGTGCTCAGCCCGGTCAGCGCAGCGGCCACGGCATCGCGCAACTGCGCGCGCACGTGGTCAGCCATCGGGCTGCTCCAGCTGCAGACTGACCATGCCCACACCGTCGGGTCGCGCCGCCACGATGGTGTAGGTGGTCGAGTTCACCACCAGCTGCTTGCCCACCGCATCGGGAACATCGGCCTCGACGCAGAAGAAGCGCGGCGCGTTGCTGCTTACATCCGCCGGCTCTGCATAAGCCTGCGAGAAGATGCCGCGCACGATCTCGTCATCGTCGAACGTGGCATCGGTCCCGAACTGCGCGGTGTAGGCAGCCAGTGGCTCGACGAAGGCCATTTAGGCCGCCTCCTCCACGGGCTGGGCTGCCTCGACGATGTAGGCCACCACCGCCTGCGCGACCGCCTCGGCGGTGACGATGGCCTGACAGGCCGCAGCGCCAGTGGCCTTGTCGACCGTGCAGTGCTCCATCGTGCGATGAATGCGATGGCAGGGATGGCAGGCCACCTGCGTGGGCGAGATCGCCACCGTGTTGGGCCAGTGCGCCGTGAGGTTGGTCTGCGAACTGTGTGAGAGCAGCACCACCTTCAGCGGGGCCTCGAAGGCCACCGCGTTCACCACGGCGGACTCGGTGCCCACCACCACATCGGCCAGCATGGCGAAGGTGAGCGCCTTGCGAATGTCCCAGTCCAGCCCCACCACGCGGCCCAGTTGCCGCGGGTGCAGCGCCTGGCCGCGCAGATCCCCGAGCACCACCGCATGGATGCCGGCCACCTCGAGCAGGTCGATAAGCTGCTGCGTGTGCGGCCAGTGTTTGTTCGCGGTGCTGCCGTTGGGATTGATCACCACCACCGGACCGGGATACTTCGCCCGCTCGAGCACCGCCCAGGCATACTCGTCCGGGCTGGGGTAGAACTTCTGGCGCAACTCTGCATCCTCGGGCAGCCCGGAAGCCTGGTGCAGGGCCTCGAGGTAGTTCGTCGCACCGAACATCGCGCGGCGCTGTTCCAGAGGCCGCCAGAACTCCGCCTCATTGGGCGCCGGCAACAGCCGGGTCTCGACCACGCCGCACAGGTTGATGAATCGGTCGTATTTGACCGACTCGTAGACGAAGAACCCGAGCAGCCCGGGCCCGTCATACAGCGCCGGAATGACGATCACGCGGTCGATGTTCGGGTCATGCCGCAGGACCACTTCGCCGGCTTCCTGCGTGTACACCGTGACGTGGTAGCCCTGCTCCTTGATGTGTGCGATCACCGAGCTCGCCCACAAGGCATCGCCAAGGGCCCCCATGCGCACGATCGCGGCGGTCTTGG